GTATGGCCGTTCGTTGCCGTCTGCCCGGCAGTATAGGTCTGCGCAGCGCCGAGGCCGATGAAGCTGTGGCCGAGGCCCATGACCTTGGCGCCGGCTGCGAGCGGCAGGGCCGGCAGCGGTACGGCGATATTTGCGCCCTTCACGGGAATGACCGGCGCATTGCCGTAGAGGCTGCGCCCATCCGATATCATGACGGCGCCGAGCACGGGCAGGTCGTTATGGATGGTCGCGCCATCGCTGATGATCTCGACACCGAGAACGAGCTTGTTGTCGGCAAAGAGGATGCTATCGCCCACATCGCGGATGCCGATGACAGGACGGTTGTTGAACATCTGCGTGCCGTCGGCAACGATGACGACGCCCTGGACGCGCTGCATATTGTAGAGTTTCGCCATCGGCACTGTTCCTCGCTCAACAGAAAAAGAGCGGCCAAAGCCGCTGCAGCATCGGCCCGAAAACCGGATGCGATTTTGGGAAGCCGGATGCGTCAAATAGAAAGCTGGAGCCGTGTTTCCTGCGTGAGCATGAACGCACGGCGCTCCAGAGGTGGCCTGTCGAGCGGGTGTCAGTCGCCAGGCTGGGAGGAGTTCCGGATTTCCGGCGGCACCCAGTCCGGGGCGGGCCCGCCAAGCGCTTCCTGCACGCCGTTGCCATCAGGCTCGGGAGGTGCGGCGGGCCTGGCGACCGGCTTTTTACCTGCCGGTTCCGCTTCCGCCTTGCCGCCGGCCTTGTCGCCGGATCGGGCGAGCCGCACCCATGTCGGGCGGCGTTTTTCGTCCTTCCAGAGCGCGTCCGGCAAGCTGAAACGCTCGCCGGGTTCGCGCCGGATGCTGCCGAAATAGCCGCGCTCGGTGGCGACGACATCAACCATGCGAGGGAACCCCAGCCGTGAAGCCGGCGGTGATCTTGCCCGTGGTCGGCGCAGTACCGGTCACTGTGTAGAGCAGGCGCAGGTAGAGCTCATCGGTGCCGCGCGGGATATGGCTCGGCGGGATGATCTTGCCGGCCTTGAGATCGGCGAGGTTGAGGGTCGTTGTGATGACGGCCTTTGGCGAGGCGAAGGCCTCGTTATCGTCGGTCTGGATGGTGACGGCGAGCGACGTCAAGTTGTTGAAGCCTTCCACCACCTGCATGAGGAAGGGGATCGGTTCGCCCTTGCCGATATCGCGGGTGAGGCCGGCCTTGATCGGGCCGAGATTGATAACATTGGTGCTGGGGCCGGTTGCGGTGATTACCTGCGCGTCCGAAAGCAGCGTCTGCCGGTCGAAAATCATGAGAAGTGCCTTTCACGAAAAAGAGGGTTGCCTGCCGCTCGTCACGGCAGGCTTGCGAGAGACGATCAGGCGAGCGCCGGAACGGCGGCTTCGGTGTTGAGGATGGCGTCCGTCTCGCGGATCGGGATGCCGCGATAGAACTTCACTTCCTGGCCTTCGACGAACTGCGTGGTCAGGTGCACGGTGTTCTGCCGGTCGGAGGTCAGCGCGCGGTCCGAGGACTGCACGTCGAGCACTTCGAGCACATCCTTGTTCATGTAGATGGCGATGCGGCTCGCCTTGGCGTTCAGGCGGCGCGACTGCAGGCGGTAGTAGCCCTTGCGCAGGAGCGACCAGAGATCGACCGTGCCGGCCATCATGTCGGAAACGTCGATATTGGCGACGCGGGCATTGTAGCGCCAGTCCTTCACGGCAGCGCCGATATGCCAGGTATAGAGCGTCTCCTTGGCATAGTAGGGGTCGCCATTGGCATCGAGCACGCGCTGCTCGCCCTTGTCGTCGATCTTGACGCCCGCCTTGGTGCCCTTCGGATAGAGAAGGTGGGTGGCGTGGTCGCCCCAGGTGACGAACCAGATCGAGGTATTGTCGGCCCCGGTGCCGCCGCCGTTGACCACCTGGTTGGCGATATTCGGCTGGGCGACATTCGGCAGGTTTGGATTATAGGCGGAGTAGCGGGCGGACAGGCCCTTGAACTTCTCCGGCGTCGTCGCCGTGTCATGGTAGAAGAGGCCGGAGGCCATTTCCTGGCTCAGGGACTCGATGAAGGGCATGGTGTCGACGAGGCGGGCCTTGGCCTTGTCGGGTGCCAGATCGAGCAGGCGCATGTCGATTTCGGAGCGGGCATGCACGAAGCCGGTCGTGTCATCCACCTGCTGCATCGTCGCCTTCGACTGCTTGATGCCCTGGTAGAGCCGGCCCCAGGAGACCGAGGGCAGGCCGGTGCGCACCATATGGCGGTGCACGGCATCCATGTTGCATTCGACGGCCATCGCGTCGTCGAGGATCGGGTTCTGCTGGGAGAGAAGCTCGATGACGGCGCCTTCGGCCGAGCCTTTGAATGCGTCAACGAGGTTGGGGTAGTAGCTGCCAATGGTGGCCATGTCTTATCAGCCCTTCGGTGCGTCTTTGGGAAACATCAGGTGCGCGGTTTCGGCTTTCCTGCCGTTTCCGCCCGCGCCGCCATTCGGTGGGTTGTCCTCCTGGATCATCGATCCGACCTTTGCGAAAATTCTGATCATCTCGGGGTGGTTGCCGCCGCCGCTGGTATTCAGGTACTCGCGCAGGGCGGGCGTACCGAGGCGGGAGAGTGCGCGCTGCGCCGAGCCGACGGTGCCCGTCCATTTCGCGCCGCCGATCTCGCGGTCCTTGCGGGCTTCGTCTGCCCAGCCCTGAACACGGCCGGCCCAGGCTTCACCCGCCGCCTTGCCGCGCCGGCCCTGGATTTCGATGAAGCGGTCCGCCAGCTGCTGTGCCTGCCGGTTGGTCAGGCCGAGATCGTGAAAATCGGGGCCGAGCGCGTCGATCAGCTCCTGATCCACCTCGATGCCCTCGGGCATGGTCAGGGCATAGCGGCCATCGTCAGGCACGCGGTCGGCAGGGTCGTCGCCGGTCTGATCGGTGGTGTCGTTCCGGTTTTCGGTCGAACCATCGCCGTCCTTGTCGCTGCCCGGTGACGGCGCATCCTCGGGGAAGAGAACGCTCTCGGGTGCAGCATCTTCGCCACCGCCGCTGCCGGCACCTTCGGCACTCATCGCCATTTCCGGCCTGCCGATCCTAAGCATCAACGTCATGTTCTTCGCCTTCCTCGCTTGCGGCGCGGCTTGCCGCCGCTGCCTTGTCGTTTGCCTTGAGATCCGCGATCGCCAGAAGCAGGCGCGGATAGAGCGTTGGGTCGATGCGATCGAACTCGGCGATCAGCCGGCGACCGACGCCCTGCTTGCCGAGCGTGTAATGCGTGGCGTTGACGAGTTCGCCGGCATAGGCCTCCTGGTAGATCGCGCATTGTTCCAGCATCCAGAAGAGCACGCGCTTTCCGGATGCGCTGGCGAAGACCTCGCGGAAGGCCGCGGTGATTTCGTCTCGTCCCAGGTTTTGGGGGATGGATGGTTGATCCTTAAACTGCTCCATCAGGCGAGCCCCAGCTGGCGCAGCAGGGCAGCGCCGTTGGGGTTGTCATTGGCATCGGCCAGTACCTGCGCTGCCTTGGCGCCCTGGTTCAGCGCGGGCGCCACCTGCGAGGCCATCTGTGCGGTCTGCGCCGCCTGCATCTGCTGTGCCCGCTGCGCGCGGATCGCCTCCACCTTGTCATCGGCAAGGATCATCGAGGGCGGCGCGCCGATCGCATCGAAATAGAGATCGATCGCCTCGTCGACATCGAGCTTGTCGAGCGCTTCCGGCTTGACTGCCGAGACCTGGCCCATGAAGGCGACGCCGCGTTCGATCGCGCCTGTCGCCACCGCCTGCTGCGCCTGCGCCAGCGTGGAAATATATTCGACCTTCAGCTCCGTGCCCTGCAGCTCCGGCGGGGGCGGGGGCAGCTCGTCGCGGGCGGCCAGAATATCGAAGGTGCGGTCGATGGTCGGTCCCAGCTGGTCGCCGAAGACGTTTTCCAGCACGGGGCCGAGCTGCAGCAGCTGCTCTTCCTTGCGCTGGGTCAGCTCGAACTGGTTGCGCGGCTGCACGCCTTCCATATTGGTGATGGCGAAGAAGAGATCGGCAAAGAAGGTCTTCTCGATGCGGTTCTGCACTTCCTGGATATCTTCGCGCAGCTCCATCAGGCTGAGGTTCACCTCCATCGCGGGACGGAAGCCCTTGCCGGTGGGGTCATCCACATAGTTCACCGCACCCGGCAGCAGCGAGGCCGGGCTGTTCTGCATGGAGGTCGGCGCGTTCATCGGCGGGCGCACCTTCTTGTCGATGCCTTCGAGCTTTCGCATCTGCTCCAGCTGCAGCATCCTGATATCGCCGAGCGCCTTCTGGCCGGGCGAGAGCGCATAGTGATCGTCTTCGGACAGTTCCCAGGCGGGCGCGATGATGGGATTGCTGTCAAAACCGCTTTCTTCCAGCAGCTCGGAGCCGATCTCGTCGATCCAGTAATTGGAGAGAAAGGGCTTGTTACGCTTGTCGATCAGTTTGGGGTCGCGGTCGTGGCGCGGCTCGATGGCGTGATAGACGTCGAAACATTCGCCATATTTCGACGTGTCGTAGAGGCCTCTGAGCCGCTCCGGCACATTGTCGTAGCCGAAGCGCTCGATGATGCGCTGCACCGACCAGCGGAAGGTCCGGTAGAGCGTGGTCGCCTTGCCCTTGTGATCGCGGGCGATCCAGAAGCGGCCATGCACCAGCTGCTGCACGCGGATGACGGTCTCCTCGTCTTCCACGAGGATCGCCACCGACTGGCCGAACTGGCCGAGATCGCCATAGCCGATATGGAAGGCGCGGTAGAGATTGGAGGCGGCAAAGACCTCGCGCATCTTGTCCTGCACGGCGGCGAGATAGACTTTGACGGCGTCGAGCTTCTTCAGATCAGGGTCGAAGGTGGTGAGGCGAAACCAGGGGCGGGCGGGCGAGGTCAGGCCCGAATGCATGCCCGATTTCAGCGTCTCATAGGCATGGGTGCCGGTGCTGTCGACGATCTTGTCGCGCGAGCGCGGGCCTTCGCGGCCGGAATGCAGCCTGAGGCGCGTCGGCTCGATATGCTCGGCGAGCGCCCGCCATTCCGCCTCCCAGGGCTGGCGAACCTCCTTCAGCTCATTCAGCCGGCGGCGGTGATAGGCAATCTGTGTCTCGTTGTCGCGACGAGGATTTTCCATTGATCTCTCCGCCTTACTGCCCGAGCAGCGTCTTCTTGAGGCTGTTGCCCGAGAGCAGCGGTGACTGCGTATCGGCAAGCGGCGGCGCGCCCGAAGGCGAGGTGAG